CAACCAGGCATCTCGTAGGACGCAACTGCCATTGGGGTGGCAGTGTACTTGATGCATGTCACTGGTTTGTTAGAGACCTTCGCTACCATAACTGCCTGCAGATACATTGTGCGCACAAATGGCGCACCTTGTCGCCTAAGATAGACGTCTGCTGGCATGTTTGACAAGTTAATGCTTTGTGTCTTTGGCCTAAGCAACCTACGCAAATCCTTGAACTTAGCTGGTCGGTCAATATGTACGATTGCCAAGTCCCGTGTCTCATCCTTGGCAGCCAGATGCAACATGTAGTTGGTGTCCCCCACTGTGACGTAAAACTCCCCTGAGTCGTAATCAACATGACCTGGCCCAAAACCAAAGTTGCCATGTGTGAATTGCACGGAACAAACTCTTTTTTCTGGTCCCAACTTGGAAGAGAACACATCCAGGTTTTGCTTGTTGAAAACTAAAGCAACATCTTCAGAAGTCTTGTCTTTGTATGCCTCAAATTCTGACCATGGTTCATCGGCCCAGGACATAGTGCTGGATGGGGTGTCCTTCATTGCATCCGCCATCTTCTTATGTTTGACCTTGAGGTCAGACACATAAGCGTCCTTCGTTTTCCATGTCACATCTGGTATGTCTGCCATGCTACTTGCACCAGACAAGCCCCCTGTCAGATAGTCCGGTGGGGATTCGTACACAGGTTTCTTGCACCTCAAGGCAATTGGATCATAAGAGTTCAATATGTTGGCTGACTCATGCATGCCATCCTGTGGCATTTTAGCCTTGCAAGCATTGTAAATCACGTACGAAGCCGTCGCACCTTTCACGAACTTTATGAAATACTCAAAGAGTTTGACGTGAACATGCACTAAAGCGTCAGTGATAGACGCTTTTGGTGCTTCCTTGATCTCCTGTAGCTTCTCCATCGCTGTGATTATCATTGAGTCTGTAGTTTCCCATTCATCAACGCCATCCAACTTCATAATCAGTGCACCTTGTCTCTTCTCATAAGAAACACGGTTACTGGCCATGCACAAGACGAGAAATCCTGTGTCACTGGTAGTCACAAAGACCACCTCATCTGAAAAAATGAGGTTGAAAGACACTGAACAGTTCATTTTGACCTTGCGCTTGTTTACTTCACGGATAAGTCCGCGCATAGTAGGCCTTTGCAACTCAGTTGCAATTGCCTGCAACTTGTATATCACAGGTGCGAACATTATTCCAAATGCTGCCTTATTGCCTCCTTTCATGCGCAATGCATTGTAAATGTGTTTGGCTGTGCAATTCGCCATAGTTTCATATGGCAAGTCAACATATATGGAAACTTCTGTGTTGACCAGAGTCACCTCAGGCACATCACAATACTGTAATTCCACATCAGGTTTGGAGTTGCGATGGAGGAGTAGAACATCCTTGAGCTCAGCATTCGTGTATACCTTTTCCCTGAAAAAGTATTGGACAGCCGTATCAATTGGTGTGCCATCTTGTATGTCCTTGTAATTATATTTGGACAACCACCCCTTTTTCTTATATGTGCATGTAACAATCTCAACGCGACGCAAAAATGCGTCTGGATCAACAAGATCATTAATGAAATCATTGAAATCACCCATGTTGCTGGTCAAGAAAAGAACCTCTGTACAGTTGTCATATGCTTCATGTACTGCTGCACGTGTTTGTGCACGATTGCCAACCATGAAACATTCATCTTGTTTCACTGTATCATTGGATACCTCTCTGAGTGACCTTGCTAACACAGTTTTACCTGTGTTTGGGTCTCCCAGAAGAAGAATCATGGTACGCTCCTTGCGTGTGATTTTTTCCAACGGCACACCAGCTTGAATTTCTGGTTGTACCTCAAATCGATTGTTCATTCCTTCGAGTAAACGCTGCACTCGCATGGTGTAGTCCATTCTCTTAATCTCTTGAATAGTGTAGAGATACTCTGCCAATCTGTCAACGAAGCCTTCTGTGTAAAGACCTGACGTGACAGGTGGTGGTGTGCCTCCCTCCATGGAAGGGAATACTGTCCATGTGGTGCTCTGATAGTAGTTACTCGTTCTGGCCTCCGCTGTTGGTCTTGAATTCGTTCCAACAATGCATACATCCCGTCGGCGATTGATTGCCGCCGGTTCCGTGATGGTGCCGCCAGGTGATTTTGTCACATACCTGGCTGTCATGTTCGTACAAATTGTGACGTAACGACTAGAAAAGGGCATGCCCTTATCATCTATAGCAGCACAATTTAAAGAGTATGCTGCCGAACCGTATGAGTTGATGACTTCAACAAAATCTGCATCATTTG